CCATTATTTAACGTTTTTTAATTTTACAGAGTCCATAAGCGGACTCTGTAAGTATAAAGCAAATAAGGTTTTTGATTATGGTTATATCAGTACAAACTTGTACTCATATATGATGTACCATTTCAGCGTACTAGATGATGTGTGTGCCTGTCCATTTTTGGATTGACCTTTACTGGCATTTAATTACCTCAACATTTTTAGTCCAATTTTTGAAGTGCACATCATATAGACTTGGTGTTTTCTTTATTACTCAAACCTCTTAATATCGTCAATATGAAATTCAACATTAGTATATTGTTTTTTCACCCTTCTAAATCTCTTTTATTCTCATAATCGGCTTTACCAATACTATCAATGAACACTGGTGTTGCTACATTCAAGTCTACCTTTTCAGTGAATAAGCTATGGTATCAAACTAATTAGCATTAATTTATAAATAGCGTACCTTTATATTATTCAATCTTCTAACGGTATATTATCAACAATCATTGTTCTATTAGGATGGTTTTCTTTTATTTTATCTAGTGCTCTCTGTTTATCTTCTTCATCGCCGTCCCATTCACCCACATTAATAAATACTGGTGTGTCATAAGATAGTTCTTTTTTATCAGTAAATAACTTGTGGTACTTACCTAACATATCCCTAGCACGTAAACGGTCACTTGGCTTAATAGGCACCTCTACCAATTCTACATGCTCATTATATACGAGGTTCATTCTGTCGGTGTCTGGGTTCTTTTGAAACTCACCACGTTTAACGACAACCTCACGTATCTCTGTTTCATCTCCAACAGCTGCATTTGAAAGTAAATGAAGTAATTCGTTAGCAGTAAGTATGCCTTCATCTATGACTTTATTACGCACCTCATTGATATATTTAGCTACCTTATCATGCTTTAACAACCTACTCCCCTGTACATTGGCTGTTTGAGGGCTATAGCCTGCTTTTATAGCACTTTGAGTAACATTTAAAGTCTTTAGGTACTCATGTACAAACTTCTCTTGTCTGGGGTTTAATTCACTCATTTAATCACCTCTCAAATATTTAATAATCCTAATCACTTTTGATAGGCAAAATAATTACTTAATAATTCGATTTCTATTTGCATAGTCCATGAGACTCTCGCCATCTCGCATTTTATTTTTATTATTATTAATCACTCTATTGTTCTCAGCCATTTCACGCATAGCTTTTCTTCTTTGTGAATGTTCTCTCAACTCATTATTTCTTTGTTCTATAGAGTTTTGCTCTATTTGTTTTTCTACTGTACTAAGTAATTTTTGACGTTCTTCGCTTGATAGTTCTGTTTCTGTCAAAAGATAATTTTTAACTTTATCAGTGTTATGTTTATTACTCATTATTAGCACCTCTAAAAACTAACTTTTTACGGTATTCATAAGGTAGATCACTACCATTAATGTATTCATTTACCTTATCTGAACGATAATAATTTCTGAGTTCTTTTTTTGCCTCTTCATCGTCGTATAGTTCTAAACGATCATATACACCAACAAAACGGTTAAACTCATCATCATATTTATTATTTATTTCGTCTATCTCATCAATCACTTTGTTATATTCTTCAGTGATTGCTTTAATTTTGGAAATAAGTTCATCTTTCACGTTTTGATAGAGATTAGGTAAATCGGCTTGATATTTAATGAGTTCAATAGCTTTCTTACGTTTAGCCTCTTGAAATACTTCTTTTTTAGTTTCTAAACGTTTGTTTAAGGCTTTTAACTTTTTCTCATTAATATCGAATGTAGAATATAATTCATCTGCTTTATCATCTTCAGCATTAGCTACCAACTCTTTATATTTAGCTTTATCATCATCTATTTTTAGTTTTAGTTCATGCTTTTCTTTTTCTAACTCATTAATACTAACGTTTTGACCTGTTACATATTCATTGTATTCATTAAAATACTTTTCTGTTTTCATTAATGTACCTCGCTTTAGTTGGTTTTTAATCCTACATCTCTTATGTAGTTGTAAGGTTTAGTAACTTCTCTTTTAGGTAACTTCTTGGGAATCACATTCAATAGTGTCAACACCTGCTCAAATGTGATGTTATTCACATTGCGTTTATAAATAAATTCTTTAAATGATTTATTATCTAAACGCTTTAGTTTTTCTATGAAAACTTCTATACTTATATTCTTTTCATTTTCATCTATTAATTTATCTTTAATAACTCTCTCTTGGTTAAGAGTGTGTTTGTGAGGATAACTATTTGATTTAAACCGTTGGCTATCTGTATAGTAACTTTCTTGATTTATAACTTTATTGCGTTTATTCCTATTAGAATCAATATATTTATATAAATCACGTTTAAAGCTATCTATAAGGTTTAAATGAGCCGTTGACCGTTCTTTGATATACTTCTTTATATTCTTTTTATCTGGATCATTGTATTGATCTAAAACAGTGTAGAAAGCTTTCAGATCTCTATTAGACTTTGCTATATACTTATTTAATTTCTCACGTTCTTCAATAATAGCAATTGCTAGATTTTCAACTGAATAACTTTCATAGTAAATCAATCCGGTTACATCATCACTACACAAACTAGGTGTATTACGCTCATACATTTCTTCTATATCAGTTTCAATAATTGATATTCTTGATTGAATGTAGTGAGCATTGAACCTAGTAAATAATTCATAATCACTTATCATTTTTTCATCATTGTTAGATACAATACTCACGACATCACCTTAAAACTTCATTTTCTTTAATGCCTCATATCTTTTCATACTACCGTCAATATGACGCTTGATACTTAACATCGCTTGGGCTTTTTGTTCTTTATTTTTAATTATAAAATAGCCTTTTGCGTCTTTTTTGTAGCTATAACCGATAGGATAACCATAATCTACAACTAAACTATGGATTGTGTGTTGTAACCATCTATCGTTTGCTTTGTTAAATTCCATTTGCAACTGGTTGAAAATTTTTTGTTTTGTAATAATAGCAGCCTTAGTATTTTTCAATACATCTAATACTTTTCTATGATCATCAGTAAGTTCTATTTTCTTTTCAATAACATTAGTCATTTATTAGCCTTCTTTCATAACTGAGGACGGGCTAAATGACTTATGAGGAGGACTATACAAGATAACGAATAAAATTAGATAACGGAGGAGTGGTAAATGATTACCACAACTTAATTATAGCAATTTTACACGCTTAAATCAAACAAATGTTTGCTATTTTTAACTTTTTAACAACTTATTAACAACTAGACTAAGCGTTGTTATAAAGGCTTTCCATAGCATTTCACACAATTTCATAACACAGCCCAAACAGAACATAAGTTCTATAAAATGTTATTAATTTTATTCAAGTTGACCTAGACTCTTTGTGAAATCATTAACAAATATGAACAAAAAAGCCATGCACCTATTCAGTGCATGACCTTTGTAAACTATGCTACTTCAATATTACCCACTATATACTCATGTGCCCACTCTATCACTTCAATTATATGACCTTTGCGGTCTGTCGTATAAGGATGTTCTCCCGTTTCATCTATGATACTGCCATGATATACGCTTGCTATTTCCTTAGTCACATCATCAAGTGTATTGTTTACTTCATTCAAGATAACAAACTCCTCAGTATCAAATTCTAAATACTGCACAATATCCCAAGTCTTACGCTCAAAGAATTTTAATGCAAATTCTAGGAATGTAGTCATGTTTGCCTCTTGCTGCGTTAGGATATTGAAGTCTTTTAAACAGTCCTCTGGTTCACTGATGACCTGTTCCATAAAGTTAGTTACTTTAGCGATTTCTTTTAATTGATTTGTTTTCATATAGTTACTGCCTCCTATTTTCTTTTAATCATCAAATTTTCGTTATTTCGCCCAATTTTACCAACACTGCTAAAACCGTAATTATCAAAATAGTTAGTGTTCCTATCGTTTTCAGTCCATAAGCAAACTTCAACATTAATTTTAGAAGCTATTCCTAAAACATCTTTTAATAATTGTTTGCCATTCCCTCTTTTAATTGAATTTAAATTATCTATTTCAATCATCCAGTTATCATTAAAATGTGATTTAAAAAGTTCATTAGGCTTTCTTATATTAAATTTAATCATACCTTTAAAATCTTTAGTGATTAATAGTACATTACCACTGTCGCAATAGATAAAATATTTATTTCTTAACTGCACAATTCCCTTAATAAATTCTGTATGTTCTTGAGTTGGAATAGTTAAAAGACTTATAAATAATGCACTTATAACATTGTCTTGCTCTTTTATTACATGCTGCTTAAATTGTTTATTCTTCATCAATAAATTAAATTGAGCATGTCCTATTTCAGTAATTGTAGTCATGTTTGACCTCCATATTTAGTGAATGTGGTACTAGTCCCCACTAAGTCCCCACTTAAAAAATATATGTGGGTACTGCTTGAACAGTTGCTACATAAGGCTTTGAGGATATTAGTACCCGTTGTACCCGTCAAATGATAATACAAAGTTACGTATTATATATTCATTCAATATCAAAAAATCTTATATATAACTTACTATAAAATAATAAATGGGTACTTCGGGTACTACATAAGTTAAAATACTGATAATACAGCATTTATAGAGTACCCGTTACTAATATATAAGTGGGGACTAAACAGGTACATGTGGTACTATTAATATTCTGAATGAGGGTTATTTGAATTTGAGAAATCAAATCCTAAATCATTCAATACTTCTTTTTTTATAGCAAAACCTCTATGTTTTACTGTTTCATGCTTAACTTGTTTTTGTAGTCGATCCTTTTCACCTTTTATCAAGTATCCTCTTTTGTTCCATTGTGAAGTAATAGTGTGGGCTTCATATCCTAATCTTTCTTTAATGGTTTCGCCTAATATACATAAGAAATCATGTTTATATATCGCTTTGATTTCCCCATTTTTAACAGGGGCATATCCCTCACCAGTTATACTATTTCGGTTAGCGTCTAAATATTGTAGTAATTCTTCAAGTAGCTGCTTTGGTTTATCTATCGTTTTATTATTTTTAACCATGCTTTCATATGCTTGGTTAATAATTTCGTAGTGCTTGTGTTCAAAACCTTCTATATCATTGAGTATCTCTCCTGTAACTTGTAATAATGCAAAACAATTCCCTATACGTTGCATAACTTCATTAATACCTTTTTTATTAAAATATCGACGTGCACTTTCAAATGATTGTTTATATTCATCTTTTTTTGATTGATATTGTTTTATAAATGCCATGCCTAATGTTCCGTAATTTTCCCTAAATGCTTCATCTAAAGGAATAAAGTCAAAATCAGTTGGATATGGTTGATCTTGTAATGTAATAACACGTGCTGACACTCCACCTTTTTTATCTGCCATATCGGTTATAGAAGCTTCACCAGTTGAAAGTAATATATTACGCCATTCTTTTTTTGTATCAATTGTATGACTTGTATTACTACGCACTTTACTTTCACCACTTGAATAGTTATAAACCACATCACTCACTAAGTAAGGGGAAGCGTTACGTGTATCATCTTTAAACATAGGAAATGAATTTAAAAATGTTGCCATAGCTTCAATACCATTCTTTGTAGTAGCCCATGTAGTCGTAAGGTTACTTGTCCCCCATACACTTGCTACTAAATTTAATGTGAATGTTTTTCCTGTCGATGTACTATTGGCAAGTTCTACTATAAAAGGCATTAAACCGAATTCGTATAATAATACAGAGCCTAAAGAAGCATATAGCATTACCATAACCATAGGTAAAGTTTTAATCTTCTCAAAAACTTTAGAAGAGTAATTGGTTAAGCTACCTTTACTTTGAAACGAATAAATTAATTTCTGATAACCATTGTCGGTAGTAAATAATTTAATATTGCTATCTTTCATAGCTTCTTGATAAGGATATATAAAATGATTTCCTATGCGTCCTAATCTCGTAGCCACTTTAATATTAACTGGTGGATTATAGCGTTTTGATATATTAATATAATCAATTAATCTTGTGGCTGTAGTAGAAGTTACATCTAACTTTCGATTAGCTAATTTCAATAATTGTCTACTATCAGAAATCTCTTCAGCAGTTACTCCTATATTTACTGGCGACTTATAATCGTTAAATTGCATATTATAACTTACTTCGCCACTCTCAATATCTTCAAGACGTTCCGTAATTCTTGGTATGGTATTCGTAATAAAAACTTTTTTATCTGCTTCATTATCTTTTTTACTAGGAATAACTTGATAAAGTGCAATTCCGTATTGATGGTGTTCAATATCATAACCACTAGGGATAATTTCTCTATTAATATCATCTTTATTTGTTACTTCTTCGATTTCATTAAGAACGTCATTATTAGATAATTCCATTTAAAGCCCCTTTCTAGTTGCTATAATGTTTCTTTAATATTGATTGAAAAGTAGTATTAATTTCTTTTTCTTTCATAGGTGGCGTGCAAGATTGCCCCCACATTAGCGCAAAAGAATAAATAATATACTCATTTACTCTATGATTTAATAAATGCCCTATAAGGCTTGCTAGCGATGAATTACGCCCACCTTTGCCCACACCAAATGCTATTGATTTCCAATATTCTGCGTTGCGTCTTTGACCGAATTGTACATTTAAGGGTTTACTACTCTCTTTAAAATCCTTAGACCATTCTTTTAATCGCTCAACACCTAAAATAGCAGCGTCATTATATGCTTTTAAAAATATATGCGAATTGTCTTTAATGACTGGTAATGCCATCGCCCTAGATGGTTGATAACTTCCTCCATCGACTTTATGACCGATTTTATAAGCGATTACTTTAGAATATTTACGGTAATCATCTGCGCTAATGTGTTCATTCAGAGGAATAAATAAGCGTATTCTAGGGCTATCTGTATGGTGGCTGTAGGTTGAATGCCAAAACCAAGCCACGCCCTCTAATTCGCTTTTAATTGCCTCATTTAATGCTTTTAAATCAGAAATTTCATCATAATCTAAGACAATTACATCTCTATATTTAACGTTGTCGTCACTTCTATATTTCTTATAATCATTACTATCTGCAATATCTCCATAAACAGCCACACCACGAACATATTTATTATTATTAATTTGTGGTATAGCTAATCGGTTAATTAGTTCACTCCAATTAGGTCGTGAAAAGTTCTTAAATGATCGTGAGTCTAAATTGTCATACCAAATAACCGACACTGGAACATCATGCTCTAATTTAACTTTTTTCAATTACATCACCTCAAGTTCAAACACCAGAGCAAACATGTTATAATATATAAAGAGCATATATTTTATTTGCTCTGATATTTAATTAAATATTTTTATGCGTTTTCTATTTCGCTTTGGTCGGTGGGAATAGAATTCGCTTTTTTTATAATTACATCTAATTCACTTAGCTCATTTTCATAATCTCTTATGATTGCTAATAGTGTTGATATAACAACAAAATTCGCTTTCATATTATCATTGGTTGTTTTCTCTCCTAATACGTTGTTACTTTCTTTAAAATAGTCACGTAAATCTTCAAGTGAGGATTGCTCTTCACACACATAATCAATAACTGCTTGTATTTTATTTGTTATATCTGCAATCTCGAAACTTTCTTTTATTTCTCTAATTTTTTTCATAACTTTCTTGATCCTCCGTTTCTTCTAAACCTGTTACACAGTATTTTGTTATAAATAGGTAGGTAACCCCTACTAGATAGGTAGCCATACCACTATAAAAATTAACTGTCGCAGCAACTAAAAGTGTTATAACGATAATTACAACTAATTCTATATATATTTTCATGGCTTTCCTCTTAACTAATTTTTTGCTTATCGTATATGTGCTTACTCTCAATTAGGCTATCTAGCACCATGCGACAATAATTAATGTGTTCTAAATCTTCCTTACTAAAGAAACTTAATTCATGCTGACGGTTAAAAATGATTGATTCTTGATTTCTAATAATCCATCTAACTGCGTTTATTACATTTTGCTTATTTAAATCGACTTTAGTCATTGCGAATTCTCCTTTTATAACCATTTTTTGTTTCTTCTTTTTAAATATTCCTCAAATCTCGGAATACTTATAACTGTCATTGTGCTAGATAGAGAATAGTACAAATCTTCAATACCTTTAGGATCTTTTTCCCACTCAAGTAATATACGTCTTGTAGATGAATAACTAATACCAAATATCTCGCTTAATGCTGTTGGTTTAGCAAATAATGGTTTAACTACTACTTGCTTAGGCTCAGTAATCACATTATATTGCGTAGGTAAATCCTGTAATTTAGTACGTGGCATATTCTAAACCTCCTCTTTTTCTAAAGAAGTCAATAACTTTTCTTTATTAATTAAAATTTTTCCACCAATTTTAGTGTGAGGAATTACATTTTGCTTAATTAATCTATACGTATGTCTTTCACTCACTCTTAGCAATTCAGCAACTTCTTTTACTGTTAAAAACATTTAATCACCTCAAATTAAGAAATCTTAGAGATAGTTTTTTATTTCGTTTATCTCTATTTTGATTATATTTAGTCAATTTAAGAATGTCAAGAATAAAATTATATCTTTTTTATCTCTAAAATGTTAAAATTTTTATGAGGTGATAAACCATGATAGGAAAATATAGAAGTGAGGTAGGAAGTTATTTAAAAAGTATTAGAAAAAATAAAAATATAACAGCCAAATCTTTAGGTGAAAGTTTAAAATATTCTCAAAGTCACATAAGTGGTATAGAAAATGGTTCAAAAAAGATACCACCTTTTTTTATACCAGCTTATTTAAATTTTATTTCTGATACTGATGAAGAATATAATTATTATGCTGAACAAATAACTAAGATTACTGAAAATAATTTTGAGGTTGAAAAAAGACGAACAAGACATAGTAATGATGAGATTTTAAAATCTGTAAGCAAAAACGCGAGAATACGAGAATTTTACACTTACAATTATAATAACGAAAAAGTTGTAACAGTATTTTCAGAAGAAATTAATGATTTAAATTTTCATTTAGAAGATAACTTTAATAGTAAATTCTATAAAACAATAGAACTAAGTGACTATGATAGAAAAAATATATCGAAACTTTTAGATACATATTTTATGAACAAAGAAGAATTCTTAGAAAGCATTAGATATGACTTTTCTGATAGGTCGTTAGATATACTTACACTTCAAGATCAAATCGAGGAGATACAAAACGCTTTTAATAAAAATTAAAGACTGAAATAACTCTATTACCAGTAGCGAAAAAATCTAAAAAGGAGATTAACATATGAAAAAACTATTCGGCATTTTATTAACTAGCACTCTGATTTTAGGAGCATGTAGCACGCACCATGATACTACTAAGAATGATGAAGATAATAAATCAGATATGAAATCAAATGACCCTAAAAAAGAAAATAAGGAAACTGAAGATAACTCTAAAAAAGAAGATAATAACGCAAATGAAAATAATAAGAACGAAGTTGCTCAAAATAATCCATCTAATTATCAACAGCAACAAGCAAACCAACAACCTAATCAACAAACTCAGACTAATCAAGAGCCACAATCTCAACAATCACAAGACGTGAATAATCAACAAAATCAAAACACACAACAACAAACTGTTACTAATCAAAACAATACTCAGTCACAAGAGAATAATAATCAAAACGCTCAAAACGGAAATGTAAATTCAAAAACAGGCTCCAATCAACAAAATCACATAGATTTAAAATCAATGCCTCCTGGTGATTTCCAAACAACATGGATGACTAAAGAGGGGCGAAATCAAGTTAGCGACTTAACTATACAAAAAGATAATGGACAAATTTCAAAAAGAGAATATTATGATCGCGTATCAAATATAATGAATCAAGAGATGGATAATCAAAATAATTAATAGTTATATACCTATTCATATTTAAGGAGGGATAACAAATGTGGGTGCGTGAAATCACTAAAGACAATAATACTGCCTATCGCTATTTAGAGCGTTATACAGACCCTTTAACTGGTAAATATAAAACAGTATCAGTTACACGAAACAAGAACAATGTACGTAGTCATAAAGACGCTCAGTTAGAATTAAACAAAATCATTGAGCAACGTCTAAAACATACCAGTACAAAACAACTTGAAAACTTAACGTTCCATGATGCATGTGATGAATGGTTAGAACATTACAAGACACATTCGGGGTCTAAAATAGCAACTATTAAAGAGAAGAAAAGTAATGTTAATACAGTAAAAAACGCTATTGATAATAAAGCACTTATCAGCAAGATAACACACACATACTTACAAGACATCATTAATAAATGGGCTAAATCACATAGTATCGGGCATGTACAATCCCTTGTTATTGTTATCCGTTCCGTTTTCAAATATGCGTTTAAATATTATGATCTTCGTGACATTAGTATTTTAGATAAAGTAGATATTCCAAAGAAGGCCAAAACCAGAAATGAACTTCAAGCTAAACGCAATAACTATTTAGAAGATATTGAAATAAAGGAATTACTTGAGTGTTTCGATTATCTAATTAAGCATAAGAAACACACTATACGTAAGCGTAATTATAAAATGGTAAAAGCCTTAGTAGAGTTCCAAATTAATAATGGTATGCGAATAGGTGAGTTGCTGGCCATCAAAAAAGAAAATATAAATTTTGAGAATAAAACACTAGAAATTGACGGTACTATTAATTGGATAACCGATAAAGAAACCGGAGCATTTGGAGTTAAAGAAACGACTAAAACAAGTAAAAGTTATAGAACGATAGGACTTACTACTCAAAGTATCAACATACTTAAATCACTTATTTTAGAAAATAAGAAAGAAAATCAATGGAATGAAGCTTTTATTGATAGAGGCTATATATTCACTAATACAGCTGGTAGTCCTATCGACTTAAACAAAGTAAATAAAATTATAAAAGAGGCTACAGAGATTAGTTCTATTAAGAAAACTGTAACAACGCACACATTACGTCACACACATATATCTATACTTGCTCAATTAGGTATCAATTTGAAAGCCATACAAGAACGTGTAGGTCATTCAGACTATAAAACTACACTAGAGATATACACCCATGTTACTGATCTGATGGCGAAAGATATGATGAATAAATTAGAACAAATGTACATGATAAATTAA